GGGCGTTCACGCCCGTCTGCGCGGGCGATGCCGGCGGCGGCCAGGCGGGCGCGGTGGCGGCGCTGGCGCTCGGCGGCGGTGGCGTCGCCGCGCTGCGGCAGCGCCGCCTTGATTTTGAGCGCGCGCAGCGCGCGGGCAATGTCGCCGGCCAGGGTCAGCGCCAGCTTGCCGGCGATGGCGGCGGCGGCGAGGTCGATCGGGTCGGGCGGACGGCTCATGGCGGGCTCCGCGCGCAATCGGGACATGCTAGGCTGGCGCCACGCCCCAAATAGAGGGCAAAGCGGGAGGACACATGCGCGCCATTTTGATCATCGCCGGCGGCGCACTGACGCTGGCCGGCTGCCAGACCGCCGCCGAAAGCGTGCCGAGCGTGCCGCCGGCAAATTACCGACACTTCGTCGCCGCCCACATGCGGACGTCGCTGTTCGATCCCTACAGCGTGCGCGACGCCGAGATCGCGGCGCCGAAACGCGCGCTCGGTCCCTCGCTCAACGCCGACGGCTTCAACACGCCGTGGGTGGTGTGCGTGCGGGCCAACGCCAAGAACCGGTTCGGCGCCTACACCGGGCGTTCGGTCAGCGCCTACGCGGTGTCGGCGGCCGGGGTGGTGAATAGCTGGGACGAAGCGCGCTATTCGCAGATCGTCTGCGCCGGGGCGGACTATGGGCCGTTTCCGGAGATCGAGGCCGCAGGCAAGCGTTGAGCGTTCGTAGCCCGCATGTAGCGCAGCGAAATGCGGGACCGGCGCTGTTGGCATTGCAGTTGCGGGCATCGAGGCGCTTCCGGTGAGTCGATTGGCTCATGTTGCGTTAAACGCAACATGGCGTCAAGCGCAAAGTTGCAGATTTTGCAACGGCCGGATTGCAGGCAAAAAACTAGGCGGCGGCGCCGCGCGACGGCGGGAAAGCGGCGTCCAAGATGGCCCTGATGCGCTCCCGTTCGTCCGGCGACCGGCCGCGCAGGAATTGCAGGAGCCAATGGTCGTCGGGGTGACAAAACAGCGCGGCGGGATTGTCGGCGCAAAACAGCGCGGTCAGGCTGCGCAGATGTCGCGCGGTGGGGACCGACCCCTTAAACCAGCGCGAGACCGTGCTTTTGTCGACGGCCAGGCTGCGGCCGATGTCGGCCTGGTTCAGGCCGCGTCGCTCGGCCCATTCCACGATGTAGTGGATACGCTGCCGCAGCGGTGCCTGGGATGTCCTTGAACGCATGACCCGCAACTGTACCTTCGGAGCGAACTCGCGGTCGTTAGCGTCCGCCGCACCGGCGGCTTGACGATCGGTTGCATTTTATGCAACTTGTCGCGATATGCTGATTCCGCTTCGACAATACCGATTGAAAAACGCACTGACGCTGGCTGGCTTCGGGGCCATGTTCGGCGTCAACAAGACCACCATTCTTCGCTGGGAAGCAGGGCGCGTGCCGGCGGAGCGACTTCCGGAAATCTCGCGGTTGACCGGGATTCCGGCTCACGTGCTGCGCCCGGATTTTGCCAAGCTGGTTCGACCCCCCCTTTCGCGTCGCCGCCGGCGCCCCCGCGCCGCCTGAGTTGTCCGCAACCGGCCATCGCAGCCGGCCGCCGTGCCCGCGTCGAGTGCTGCCGTACCCTGTGGATATGTTGCGTTGCCGCGCGCGTGCTGTGGATTTGTTGCACCGCCGCGACGGCGGGCTGTGGACAAGTCGCCGCGGCGGCGGCCAGCAGCGCCGGCGCCAGTTTCCGCGTCGAACCGAACCGCCATGGAGGCAGCGATGGCCCAACCCCTGCAACCGTTCTACGACCGCCGCCGGCTGGTGTTCGTGCCGGCGCTGCCGCACGCGCTGAACGAGCGGCTGTTGGCGCACTGCGCGCGCAGCGGCGAGCACCCCGACGACGTGCTGGCCGATGCGCTGACGCTGCATCTGGACGCCAGCGAGGACTGGGCGGTGGAGGCGCAGGTCGAGCGCGAGGTCGAGCGCGATCCGGCGCTGTTGGCGCGGCGGTCGCAGGAAACCCCGGCATGAGCGCCGCCAAGACGCAACTGCGCAACCTGGTCGAGCGCATCGAGCGCCTGGAGGAGGAGAAGAAGGCGATCGCCGACGACATCCGCGACGTCTACGGCGAGGCCAAGGCGCAGGGCTACGATGTCAAGGCGCTGCGGCGCATCGTCAAGATGCGCAAGTTGTCGGCCGACGAGCGCGCCGAGCAGGAGGCGGTGCTCGGCACCTACATGGCGGCACTCGGCATGCATTCGTTTCTCGGCACCGACGACGGCGATGTCGATAAGGCGCTGGAGCGCAAGCGTTCGGAGGCCGGCAAGGCCAAGGCCGAGCGCGCCGGCACGCCGCCGCCGAAGCCCAGGCCGGCAGGCGAGCCGCGGGCGGGCGGGATGACGGCGGCTGAGGTCAAGGCCGCCGCCGATCGCGCCGAAGAACGCTCGCGCGGACCGCCGTGAACGGCGTCGCGCCGTCGCCCGCATCCAGCGCAGCGCAATGCGCCCAACCAGACCCGGGTTTTGCTGCGCTCCACCCGGGCTACAAACTCACGTTAGAATCGCGGAAAACCGCCATGGGCAATGATGGGGATGACGCGCAGGATGTGCCGCCCGGCGCCGGCGCCCCCCACCTGCAGCTCGATCTGGAGCCGGCGCCGGCGCCGTTTTCGGCGCTGCCGCGCAACGCCTACGACTTGATCATGGCGGACCCGCCGTGGCCGACCAAGATGCGCTCGGCCAAAGGCGAGAAGAAATCGTTCGCGCGGCATTACGGCGCCATGAGCTGGGACGAGATCGCGGCGCTGCCGGTGGGCGCGCTCGCCGCCAAGGACGCCGTGCTGTTTTTGTGGGCGACCTCGCCGCATCTGTTGTACGGCGGCGATCCCGAGCGCCATTACGCCGACGCCGACGCCGCGCGCTCGAAGGTCGGCGCGATCATGGCGGCCTGGGGCTTCCGCTACGTCGGCATCGGCACCTGGCTGAAGCTGACGTCGAGCGGGCGGCCGGCGTTCGCCACCGGCTACCGGCTGCGCTCGTGCTGCGAATTCTGGCTGCTCGGCATCCGCGGCGCGCCGTGCACATCGCGCGCGGCGCGCAACTTCTTCGCCGGGCGGGCGCGCCAACACTCGCGCAAGCCGGACGAGGCCTTCGAGTGGTGCGAGTATTATCTGGCCGGCGCGCGGCGGCTCGAGCTGTTCTCACGGCAGTCGCGGCCGGGCTGGGATACGTGGGGCTACGAGGCCGGCAAGTTCGATCCGGCGGTGTCCATTTCTGCGGCCTCATTTGAGGGGGCAAAAACTGACAGCGCGACGGCGGCGGCGGGGGCGGCGGCATGAAGAAGCTGGCCGATGCCGCCGCCAAGGCCGCCAAGCAGCGCGAATGGCATTGGTGCCGGCGCCGCAACGGCTTCTCCGACATGCCGATCTGGCGCCGGGTGGCGGCGCGGCTCGAACTGCCGCTTTTCCAGGTGCTGGCCTTGGTCAACCGGCTGGAGGAGCTTGCCAACGAGGCCGGCAACCGCGGCTTTGCGCGCGGCGAGGTCGGCCATTTCAGCGCCGAGGAGTTCGGCCACGCGCTCGGCATGGCCGAGGCCGACGCCGCGCGCATCTTCGAGGAGCTGCAGCATCCGGCGGTCGGCTGGGTGGCCTACGGCGTCGTCAGCGACTTTTACGAGCGAAACCGCGACAAGGAGGACGACACGGCGCCGCTGCGGCAGCGCCGGCTGCGGGCGCGGCGCAGCGTGCTGACCAGCCTGGCGCAGCTGGCCAGGGGCGGGCTGATCGCTGCGGCGGCGCGCAGCGAGATCGAGGTGCGGCTGACCGCGATCGCCGACGCCGAGCTGTTCGCGCTGCAGGCCGAGCTGGCGCTGGCGTTATCCACAGGAGCGTGCGTCACGCGTGACGCACGGCGGCAAGCCGACGCTGTGGATAACTCCGCCGCTGCGGGCCGCGCTGTGGACAACGGCGTCGAAACCGGTCAACCGCCGGGGTTATCCACAGCAGCGTGCGTCACGCGTGACGCACGGCGTGATGCACGGAGCGACATCGTGACGGTCACGCTAGAGAAGAGAAGAGGAGTAGCAGACGGCGCTGTGGATAACTCCGGCGCTGTGGACAACGGCGCCGCCGCAGGCCAGCCGGGCCAAGAGTCGCAGGGCGGCAGCGATCCCCAGGCCGAGGCGCTGGCCTGGCTGCAATCCACCGGCGTCAAAATCATCACGCAGCGGCTGGACGAGCCGCGCCCGCTGGCCGCCACCCGCATCGAGCGCTGGCTGCAGCAGAAGCTCGGCGGCGACGCCGTGGCGCTGCGCGCCATCATCGAGGCGGCGCGCGCCACCGATCTCACCGTGGCGCGGTTTCTGACCGCGGTCAGCGACGGCGTCGAGCGGGCGCGGCGCGCCGAGCAGACCGCGCTGCCGCTCGGGCCGGTCGAGATCAAACGGGCAGCGGGAGGTTGAGCATGGGCCTTTGGCAGGGATTTTTGCGGCTGGTGCGGCGGCGGGAGCCGGCGCAGCTCGAGGTCGCGCGCATGGCCTTCGTCGCCGCCGCCGACGAATGGGCCCGGCCGCCGCCGTTGCCGCCCGGTGCGCTCGAACACATGCCGCAGGCGCCGCGGCCGCCGCCGCGCGATCCGCATCTGAGCCGTTCGGTGGCGGCGGGGCAACTGAGCGTGTTGGTGCCGCCGCCGCTGCGGCTGCGCTACCGCTGCCGCTTCAACGACGGCGGCTGGTCGCCCTGGCGCAGCGCATCGGGCGAGATCCGGCTGCCGCTGGCCTGCCGCGGGTTTGAGGGCGAACTGGAGGCTTTGCAGCGGCCGGGCGCGGACTGATACCAAATCCGCTGGCGTGGATCGGACCCCGTTCGTCCCCGCGGACGCGGGGACCCAGAATTTGCAGCACAGCTGGCCCTGGGTTCCCCCGCTTTCGCGGGAACGAGCGGAGAACCGATCGGCCGCAGTGTTTAGACCGCGCTGCACCGCAACAATATTGTGCAGCGCCGCAGACAACGGCATCGGTCCGGCCTATGCTGCCGCCATGGCGGCGCCGCCCACCATACGAGCCGGCGACGCGGTGCTCCTCCGCGCCCGCGTGCTGGCCGTGCACCCCGGCCAGAACCTGGTCCTGGTCGCCATCGCCGAGCCGGCCGCCTTCGGCGGCCCCGGCCAGCGCATCGACGTGCTGGCGCTCTCCGCCGTGGCGCTGCGCGATCCCGACCCGCCCGACGACCCGGCGCTGCTGCCGCCGCCGCCGGCCAGTCCTGCTCGCGTCGTTGCCGGCGGGGCGGGCCCGGTGAGCCGGCGTTAACCGGGTGCGGCGCAGCATGGCGCCATGGTGCGGCTGTCGCTGATCCTGCCCGAAGCGCTGTTTCTGTCGGTGCCGCCGGGCCGCCACGTGCCCTGCCTGGCCGGCTGCGTGCTGATCGTGCACCGGCTCGGGCTGGTGGCGATCGAGGCCCCCGACGAGATGCTGGCGCGGGCGCAATTGGAGCGGTTCCTGCGGCTGCATGGGCGCGGCCACGCGCCGTTGGCGGTGGTCTGCCTGCTGGCGGACGCCGAACGGGAATCCAGCCTGACGGCGCGGCTGGCGGCGGACGGCAAAGTCGGCTGGAGCGCGGCGGGCGATGGCCAATTTACGCCAAACGATGCGGCGCTGGAGCGCTGAGGAGCTGGCGGAGCTCGCGCTGATTGCGCCGCGGCGCCGCGGCGCGGTGCACGAGTTCGCCCGCAAGTGGGGGCGCAGCGCCACCGCCGCCAGCACCAAGCTGGCCTGGCTGCGGCTGCGCGGCCGCGCCCGCGACACCTATCACGTTGGTGGCAAGCGTTAACCGCGTGGCGCGGCGTTGCTTGCCGCCGCCGGCCGCCGGCGTCTCGATGCGGCATGTCCCCGAATATCGCCCCGGTGGTGGCGCGGGCGCTGGCCGGCCAGCTCGACCTGCTGCTGGCGCAGCCGCGGCTCGATGCCGACACCGAACGCCGCGCCCGCTGGCTGCGGCTGCGGCTGGGCGAGGCCCTGGGCGAGCGGGCGTTCGATCTGATCGAGGCGCGCATCGCGCTGGCCTGCCCGGCCGAGGGCGCCCGCCGTGCCGCCGGCTGAGGCGGATAGCGTGGCGCGCTCCGGACGCCCAGCGAAATCAGCCGCGATCTATCCGGGCAAAGCCGCGCCGCGGCCGGACGACCGGCTGCGCACGGCGCGGCAGCCGCACCGGCGCATGCTGAAAGCGCAGGACCGCATGAGCGAGCATGCCGAATCGCCGCTGGGGCGGCTCTATCTCAAGGGCCTGCTGCGGCAGCCCGGCGACGACGACGGCGGGTTCGGCCGCGACCGCTACGAGGCCGGCACGCTCTACGCCTACGTGGTCGGCCAGTATCGCTCGACGCTGTGCGGCCCGACAGCGACGGCGGGCGCCGGCCGCGGCTTCGATTGCAAGCCGGAGGCCTGCGCCATCGATCCGGAGCGCTGCGAGTGCCGCCGCCGGCGGCGGCGTTATGACGCCGCCTTTGTGGCGCTGGGCGAGGCCGGCCGGCGGGCGCAGCAGGCGGTGGCGCGGGTGGCGGTGTGGCGCGAGCCGATCGGCACAGGCGAGGTGGCCAAACTGATCGCGGGTCTCGATGCGTTGCGCCGGCATTTTGGGTTGACTCCGCGCCGGCGCGCGCGCAGCATCGAAAATGCAAATTGAGCCATTGCGCCCGGGGCCGACCGCCGCCGGGCGCTACGCGTTTTGGGGGCGGCGATGTGAGCGGGAACATCGCCGCGGCGCTCAGCCGCCGGGCTCGGGGCCGGCTGCCGCATTCTCCGGCTGAAATCGGCGGGCGTCGATTTGGCGTGCCGATCTCCCCGGCGAAACGCGCAGGCCCGGTGTGTCAATCATGCACAGCTTTGGCGCCGCAAGCCTTGACGCCAGCGCATAGCCCATGACCGATCAGGCCATGGGCCAATCGCGCCGAGTCGCGCGGCTGAAGCGACAGCAACAAGCCAGGGTCGTCGCCAGGGTCGCGGTCGCACAACGCGCCATCGGTTATACCCGCGTCTCCACCGAGGAGCAGGCCGCGCACGGATTCGGCTTGGAGACGCAAGAGCAGGCCGTTCGCGCCTTCGCCGCCAGCCAAGGCTACGAGCTGGTGGACGTCATCGCGGATGCGGCGATTTCGGGCGCAACCCGGCCGCGGGACCGCCCGGGCTTCGGACGTCTGCTCACCATCAGCTGCGGCACCTGCAGCGTGCTGCTGGTGTGGAAGTTCGATCGGCTGGCGCGCGACATCCTGCACGCAGTGACGACCGTGAACGAACTCGCTGCGATCCACAACTTGCAGATCAGATCGGTGACGGAACCGATCGACACCGCCACCGCCATGGGCCGCACCATCTTCGCCGTGCTCGCCGGCATGGCCGAGCAGGAGCGCCAGGCCATCACCGAGCGCACCTGGAGCGGCCGCCGCGCCAAGGCCGGCCACGGCGGTTATGCCGGCGGCGCCGCGCCCTACGGCTACCGCCATGACAAGGACGGCGGGCTCGCGGTCGAGGCGGCCGAGGCGGCGGTGGTGCGGCGCATCTTCGCGCTCGCCGCCGGCGGCGCGGCGCAGGCGGCAATCGCGCGCGCGCTCAACGCCGAGAGCTTGCGCACCCGGCGCGGGCGGCGGTGGCGGCACGGCGGCGTCGGCTACATCCTCGACAACCCGAAGTATCGCGGCGCGGTGGAGTATCTGTTTCGCTTCGGCGGCGCCGAGCAGCACGTGCTGCGCGCCGGCGCGCACCAGGCGATCATCGATCAGGCCGAGAGCCCGCAGGGCCGCTAGGCCGCAAGGCAGTCGCAACCGACGCGTATCCTCCCGGACAACAGCGATCGGTCGCCGGCGCCGAGCCCGGGTGATGCCGGGCGGCGGGCGGTGGGAGCCCGCCAACTTTTGCCCGCCAGCTTTGACGCCGCATTGCGAATGTGATTCTGCTCGCCGCGGTCGCAATCAGCGATCGCAAGCGACAGGAGATGGCCGATGGCCACGAAGAAACCGAAACGCCGGCCGGCGCGCTCGCGCCGCAGCATCAAGGCGCGCAAGAAGAAATAGCGCCGCGCACGGGTCCGGCAAAGCGAGCGGCCGCAGCTGCGGCCGCTCGTGCGTTTGAGGGGACGATGGCGCTGCGCATTCCGATCAGCGACGGCGACAAACGGCTGAGCCCGCCGCGCGCGCGCGTGGCGCACGCCTGGCTCAACGCCGAGATCTATACGAGCATGGAACGTGACGCCGCCCGCTACGGTCTGCATCCCGACGAGGCGGCGGCGTTGGTGCTGTGGCAGAGCGTGGCCGACGGATTCTTCGCCCGAATATTGGAGCGCGCATGCCGCTAGCTGTTCGAGCGCGGCCGAGCTCGAGCCAGCGCGGCTACGATTGGAGGTGGCGGCGCGCCAGCCGCGCGTTTCTGCGCGCGCATCCGCTCTGCGTCATGTGCGAGCGCGCCGGCCGCGTCACCGCCGCCACCGTGGTCGATCACATCGTGCGGCATCGACAGGACCCGCTGCTGTTCTGGGACCGCTGCAACTGGCAGCCGCTGTGCAAGGTCCATCATGATAGCGCCAAGCAGTCGATCGAGCGCCGCGGCTACGACAGCGCCGTCGCCGCCGACGGCTGGCCGCTCGATGCGGCCCATCCGGCCAACTGCATCAGCTGACCTGACTGTCGTCTCGATGCAGATAACTCCGCAGTACGTGCACGATGTGGTCGCGCGAAAAGTCGGATTCCCGGCCGGAAAGATGCAACTCTGCGACAGCGATGATATCGAAAGCGCCGTGCACCGGCCCCGCACCGATGGCGATGCGTTCAACTTGGGAAACGAGATCGCGCAATTCAATGTCCGTCGTCATTGGTCCCCGCGCTGTTGCGAATGGAACGCAACAGCTTGGCAGCTGCGACAGGTCTTGTCGATGGCGCTTGTCCGCTCATCCGTCAGTCTAAGTGTGATTCCGACCGGGGGGTGGGAAGAAAGTCCAGGCTGTCTAGTTTCCTGACCGGCGACCCCCCACATAAATCATAAAGCGGTAGAAACGGGCTGATTTGGGAACTCGCGGTAGAACCTCGGCCGCCGCGCTGCAGGTCGCGGCGCCGGCCGCGATCGAGACGGTGGCGCGGCAGCGCGCTCCGCACGATCTCAGCGACGAGGAGGTCGAAGTCTGGGCCGCGGTGGTCAACACCGAACCGGCCGACTGGTTCTCGCCCTCGACCGCGCCGCTGCTGGCGCAGTTCTGCCGCCACGTGGTGGCCGCGCGCCGCGTCGCCGAACTGATCGAGCGCGCCACCTCGGACAAGCAGCTGCGGGTGAAGGACTACGACCGGCTGCTCAAGCTGCAGGAGCGCGAGAGCCGTGCCATCGCGACGCTCGCCACCAAGATGCGCATCGCCCAGCAGTCGACGACGACGCACCGCGGCAACAAGCGGCCGAGCGCGGCGCGCAAGCCGTGGGAAGACTAAGCGCCCCAAGGCCTCGCCGCCGCCATCGCCGCCGCCACCGAGCCGCGGCGCGCGCAACATCGCCTGGATCGAGAAATATTGCCGCATCCCGGAAGGCCGCGACGTCGGCAAGCGGGTGAGGCTGCGCAACTGGCAGCGCGCCGAGATCGGCAAGATCTACGACAACCCGGCCGGCACGCGGCGCGCCATCATCAGCTTCGGCCGCAAGAACGCCAAGACCACGCTGTCGGCGTTCCTGCTGCTGCTGCATCTGTGCGGCCCGGAGGCGCGGCCGAACTCGCAGCTCTACAGCGCGGCGCAGTCGCGCGAGCAGGCCGGCGTGCTGTTCGCGCTCGCCGCCAAGATCGTGCGGCTGTCGGCGGAACTGCGCGCGGTGGTCAATGTGCGCGACACCGCCAAGCAGCTGCACTGCGCCGAACTCGGCACGCTCTACCGCGCGCTATCGGCCGAGGTCTCCACCGCCTACGGCTTGTCGCCGATCTTCGCGGTGCACGACGAGCTCGGCCAGGTGCGCGGCGCGCGCTCGCAATTGTACGAGGCGCTGGAGACCGCCACCGGCGCGCAGGACGATCCGCTGTCGCTGATCATCTCGACCCAGGCGCCCAACGACGGCGACCTGCTGTCGCTGCTGATCGACGACGCGCTCGCCGGCCACGATCCGCGCGTGGTGGTGTCGCTCTATACGGCGCCGAAGGACGCCGACCCGTTCGCGGAACAGACCATCCGCCAAGCCAACCCGGCGTTCGGCGACTTCCTCAACGCCAAGGAAGTGCTGGCGATGGCGGCCGATGCGCGCCGCATGCCGAGCCGCGAATCCGAATACCGCAACCTGGTGCTGAACCAGCGCGTCGAGTCGCACGCCCCGTTTGTGGCGCGCTCGCTATGGCAGAGCTGCGCTCAGCCGCCGCGGCCGATCGACGCCGTGGCGGTCTACGGCGGCCTCGACCTGTCCGAGGTGGCCGACCTCACCGCGCTGGTGCTGATCGGGGAGGTCGAGCAGGTCTGGCAGGTGCACCCGACGTTCTGGCTGCCGGCCGAGGGCCTGGCCGAACGCGCCTTGCGCGACCGCGTGCCCTACGACCTGTGGCGCGATCAGGGCCACTTGCTGGCGGCGCCGGGCAAGTCGATCGACTACGAGTTCATCGCCGCCTTCCTGTGGCAGTTGTTCGCCAAACTCGATATCCGCAAGCTCGCCTTCGACCGCTGGAACTTCCGCCACCTCAAGCCGTGGCTGCTCAAGGCCGGCTTCAGCGAGCAGCAGATCGAACAGCAATTCGTCGAATTCGGCCAGGGCTTCCAGTCGATGTCGCCGGCGCTGCGCGATCTCGAGGCCGACCTGCTCAACGGCCGGCTCGCCCACGGCGGCCATCCGGTCTTGACCATGTGTGCGGCGAATGCGGTGGTGGCGAGCGACCCGGCCGGCAACCGCAAGCTGGCCAAGAACAAGTCGAGCGGGCGCATCGACGGCATGGTGGCGCTGGCCATGGCCAAGGGCGCCGCCGCGATGGAGGACTCCGATGGCCCCTCGGTCTACGAGCAGCGCGGCGCTCTGCTGCTGTGAGGCGCGGTGCCCGGATGCAGCGCAGCGCAATCCGGGCTCGCTCGTCCCGCATTGCGCTGCGCTGCATGCGGGCTACGAGTGTGAGGGCCGCTAGTGCCGATCTGGCAGCGCTGGTTCGGCGGCTCCCGTCCGCGCGCCGCGGCGCAATCGAGCTCGGGCGGGGTGCTGATCACGTCGTCGGACGAGCTCGACCGCTATCTGCGGGCGGGCGCCGCCAGCCGCGCCGGCGCCGCGGTGACGCCGGACACCGCCATGCAGGTGGCGGCGGTCTATGCCTGCGTGCGCATCATCGCCGGCGCGGTGGCAACGCTGCCGCTGCACATCAAGCGGCGGCTGGACGATCGCAGCCGCGCGGACGCTTCGGATACGCCGCTGTGGCAGTTGCTGCGGCGGCGGCCGAACCGCTGGCAGCAGCCGGCGCAGTTTCGCCGCATGCTGCAGGCGCACGTCCTGCTGCGCGGCAACGGCTACTGCCTGATCGTGCGCTCGCGCGGCGAGGTCACCGAACTGCTGCCGCTCAATCCGGAGCGGGTCAAGCTGCGTCAGTTGGCGGATCTTAGCCTGAGCTACGATTACCGCCGCCCGGACGGCGGCAGCACAACCTATAGCCAGCGCGAGATTTTGCATCTGTACTTGCTGACGCTGGACGGCATCAGCGGCGTCACCCCGCTCACCTTCGCGCGCGAGACCGTCGGCCTGGCGCTGGCGATGGAGGATCACGGCGCGCAGGCGTTCAAGCACGGGCTGCGGGTTGGCGGCGTGGTAAGACATCCGAACAAGCTGTCCCCCGCGGCCCGCGACAATCTGCGCGGAAGCTTGGACGAATACCGTTCCGGCGGCGCGCGCGAGGGCAATTGGCTCATTCTCGAGGAGGGGATGGAGCCGGCGACGCTCAAGCTCACCGCCGCCGACATGGAGTGGCTGGGCAGCCGCAAGTTCTCGCGCAGCGAAATCGCCATGTTCTTCGGGGTGCCGCCGCACATGATCGGCGACACCGAGAAATCCACCAGCTGGGGCTCCGGCATCGAGCAGCAGTCGATCGGCTTCGTCGCCTACACGCTCGAAGACCATCTCACCATGTGGGAGGAGGCCATCACCGGCCAGCTGGCGCAAGGCGATCTCTACGCCCGCTTCAACCGCGCCGCGCTGGTCAAGGGCGACGTCAAGGCGCGCTGGGACGCCTACGTCAAGGCGCTGCAATGGGGCGTGCTGTCGCCCAACGAGGTGCGCGCGCTGGAGGACGAGAATCCGCGTGACGGCGGCGACGTCTACTACCCGCCGCCCAACACCGCCGGCGACCCCGCCGGCGCGCAACCGCAGGAATTACGCGATGACGAAGCGCCAGCTGCCTGAAGGCAGGACTTTTGCGCGACCGAAGAACTACCAGTGGGACGTGCCTTCCGACCTGCTGGCGCGCTGGGCCGAGCGGCCGCTTTTGGCCGCGGCCGACGACGCCAACACCGTCTCGATCTTCGACGTGATCGGCGAGGATCCGTGGAGCGGCGCCGGCTTCACCGCCAAGCGCATGGCGGGCGCGCTGCGCAGCATCGGGCCGCAGCCGGTGACGGTGCAGATCAACTCGCCCGGCGGTGACATGTTCGAGGGCATCGCCATCTACAACCTCTTGCGCGAGCACCCGGCCAAGGTCACCGTCGACGTCATGGGCTTGGCCGCTTCCGCCGGCTCGATCGTCGCCATGGCGGGCGACAGCGTGCGCATGGGGCTCGGCAGCTTCCTGATGGTGCACAACGCCTGGGGCCTGGTGATCGGCAACCGCCACGAACTGGAGCAGGCCGCCCAACTGCTCGCCCAGTTCGACGCCGCCATCGCCGACATCTATCAGGGCAAGAGCGGCGCCGACCGCGCCGAGGTGGAGCGGCTGATGGACGCCGAGAGCTTCCTCGGCCCGTCGCAGGCGGTCGAGTTGGGCCTGGCCGACGAGATCGCCGCCGAGCTGAAGCCCGAGCCGGCCGCGGCCAACAACCAATCGCAGGCGGTGGCCGCGCGCCGCCGCATCGACGCCATTCTCGCGAATGCAGGCCTGCCGCGTGCCGAGCGGCGCCGCCTGGTGCGCGATAGTGCCGGCACGCCTGGCGCTGCCGGAACGGTCATGCCTGGCGCTGACCACAATGCGCTGACCGCGGCCGAACTGGTGTGCGTCGGCGAGATGAAGACCCTTCTCAACTATTGAGGATAATCCGATGAAAAGTCTAATGTTGGGCACGGCTGCCGTGCCCGGCTGCGCGCCCGCGCTCAACGCCCGCGCGCGCGGCCTCTACGGCGTCCGGCTCGAGGCTTCCGACGCCGGCAAGATCCTGGCCGAACTGAAGACCACCTTCGAAGCGTTCAAGCAGGCGCGCGACCAGGAACTGGCCGAGCTGAAGAAGGGCATCGGCGACTGCGTGCAGGCCGACAAGGTCGAGCGCATCAACGCCGAGATCGTCAAGCTGCAGGCGGCGCTGGACGAAACCAACGCGCTCATTGCCGCCGCCCGCATCGGCGCCGGCAGCGGCAATCAGGCCACGGCCGAGCAGCGCGAGCATGCCCGCGCGTTCGAGCTGTTCTTCCGCAAGGGCAACGAGGCCGGGCTGCGCGAACTCGAAGTCAAGGCCGCCGCCCGCAGCGACAGCAATCCCGACGGCGGCTACGTGGTGCCGGAGCAGGTCGAGCAGACCATCGACCGCGTGCTCGGCACCGTGTCGATGATGCGCTCGATCGCCAGCGTGATGACGATCTCCTCGGCGTTGTACAAGAAGCTGGTCAACCAGGGCGCCGCCGCCTACGGCTGGGTCGGCGAGCGGCAGAGCCGCAGCGAGACCGCGACGCCGACGCTGGCCGCGCTGGAGTTCCCGACGATGGAACTGTACGCCAACCCGGCGGCGACGCAGGGCGTGCTCGACGACGCCCGCATCGACATCGGCGCCTGGCTCGGCGAGGAAGTCTCCACCGTGTTCGCCGAGGCCGAGGGCGCCGCCTTCGTCACCGGCACCGGCGTCAACCAGCCGCGCGGCGTCGCCTCCTACACCATGGTGGCCAACGCCTCCTATGTCTGGGGCAAGATCGGCTTCCTCACCACCGGCGTGGCGTCGGCGCTGAGCGATGCCACCCACAACGGCGTCGACGCGCTGATCGACCTGGTCTACGGGCTGAAGCAAGGCTACCGCCAGAACGCCCGCTTCCTGATGAACCGCACCACGCAAGCGGCGGTGCGCAAGCTCAAGACCATCGGCGACACCGAGGCCTACCTGTGGCAGCCGCCGGTGCAGGCCGGCCAGCCGGCCTCGCTGCTGGGCTACCCCATCACCGACGACGACAACGTCGCCGATGTCGCCGCCAACGCCTCCCCGGTCTTGTTCGGCGACTTCCGCCGCGGCTACCTGATCGTCGATCGCGCCGGCATCCGCGTGCTGCGCGATCCCTTCACCAACAAGCCCTACGTGCACTTCTACACCACCAAGCGCGTCGGCGGCGGGGTGCAGAACTTCGAGGCCATCAAGGCGCTGAAGATCAGCGCCTGATCGTAACCGGCGGCGCCGCCGGCGCCGCCTTCATCAACGCATCGCGCAGCACCCGGCCGTTCGTTTCCGCGCCAGCGGGAACCCAGTGCCATTAGTCCCTGGTTCTGGGTCCCCGCTGGCGCGGGGACGAACGGGGCGGGCATAGCGCAGAGGACACAGCCATGAAAGACCTTGCCAACAACATCCAGGTCAAGCGGGCGATCAGCCCAATCCGGGTGAGCGACAACACCGCCCAGGTGTCGCAGATCATCGACCGCCAGGGCTACGACAGCCTGACCTTCCTGATCGCCTGCGGCACGCTCGCCGACTCCAACGCCACCTTCGCGGCGCTGCTGGAGGAAGCCGACGAGTCGGACTTCTCCGACGGTGCCGGCGTCGCCGACGCCGACATCATCAGCCAGCTGGTCGGCGAGTCGCCGGAGGCGGCCGCCTCGTTCCAGTTCGACGATGACGACGAGGTGCGCAAGCTCGGCTACGTCGGCGCCAAGCGCTATACCCGGCTGACCATCACGCCGGCCGGCAACACCGGCAACGCCGACATCGCCGCGATCGCCGTGCTCGGCCATCCCAACCTCGGCCCGGTGGTGCAGGACGCCGCCTGATGACGTGACCGGCGCCGCGGTGTGAAAGCCGCGGCGCCGTAGCCCGGATGCAGCGCAGCGCAATCCGGGAACCGCTGTCCCGCATTCCGCTGCGCTGCATGCGGGCTACAGCGCTATGCGGTAGCTCAATCCGATAGAGATGCGGAGGCGGCCTTGTTCCGACCCGTGCTGATCACCGCGCCGGCGGCGCCGCCAGTATCGCTGCAGCAGGCCAAGGCGCATCTGCGCGTCGAGCATACGAGCGACGACGAGCTGATCGCCGCGCTGATCGACGCCGCCACCGCCCATTACGACGGCTGGTCCGGCGTGCTCGGGCGCTGCCTGATCACGCAGAGCTGGCGGCAGGATTTCGACGGCTTTGCCCGCTGCCTGCGGCTGCCGCTGTTTCCGCTCGCCTCCATCACCAGCGTGACTTACGACGACGCCGCCGACGCCGAGCAGACCGTCGCCGCCGCCAACTACGTGCTGCTCGACGACGGCCGCGGCGGCTATGTGCGCTTCGTCGACGACTTCGCCTTCCCGGCCGTGCACGCGCAGGAGCCCAACGTTCGCGTCACTTACGTCGCCGGCGAGGCCACCGCCCCGCTCGCCATCGGCCAGGCCATGCTGCTGCTGATCGGCGCCTGGTACGAGAATCGCGAGAACGCCGTCATCGGCACCATCACCTCGCCGCTGGCGAAGGCGGTCGCCGCCGACGCGCTGATCGCGCCCTACCGCCGCGAGCGGATTTAACGTGCGCGCCGGCAAGCTCGATCGCCGGCTCACCATCGAGCGCAAGACCGTGAGCTATTCCGATTCCGGCGAGCCGCAGGAGACCTGGTCGACGCTTGCCGTGGTGTGGGCGCAGGCGCGCCCGGACCGCGGCGACGAGCGCTTCTCAGCACAGCAACTGGTCGGCCGCGCGGTGACGAGCTTCCATCTCCGCCACCGCGCCGATCTCGCGCTCACGGTGCAGGACCGGCTGCGCTACGACGGGTTGACCTGGGACATCCTCGACCTGCGCGGCATCGGCCGCGGCGTCGGCACCGAGATCGACGCCGCGGCGCGCGCCGACTGACCGCGCAAACCGGATCATGCCGACCTGGCAGATCGTTCTGGCCTGGCTCGGTCTTGCGTTCCACGCCGGCACCATCGCCTATCTGATCGCACGCGGGCGCCCCGACAATTCGCTGCACGCCTCCGCGCTGTCGTGGGCCTATCTCACCGCCGCCGGCATTCTCGCCGGCATCGGTTTCGGCGCACTGACGCCGCTGTTGGCGCCGGGATTGCTGCGCTGATCGGCGTTTGCAAGCCTCCCGATCAACTGCCGAAGACACGCAACAGGACAGATCACATGCGCACACTAGATACCGCAACGCTCAACCAGGCCGCCCGCGACTACGCCGGCATGTGGCTGCAACCCGATCTCAAAAGCCCCTCTGGCAAGCTGTTCGTCAGCGGGCCGGGCCGCGTCCTGCAGGACCTCTACAACGCCGACTTCAAGGACGAGCATGAGTACCTGGTCCGCGGCATCAAGGAGTGGATGGGCGCCAAGGCGCTGGCCGAGTTCGAGGGCCTGACCAAGGCACGCTTCGCCCCCCGCGCGGACGCCGTGTTCCACC